CAACAAAAATAAAAGATTCGGTTATTAAGATAAGTGCAGTTAAAAAAGGAAAAACTAGAATATTTCATTGTATTCCAGTGTGTAAAATAATAGCTGATTCTTCTCTTTTTTCAAATTTTAAAGAAGCATACGTTAATGCTGGTTTACAACTCAATCATGCTATAGGATCTAATCCTCACTCATTTAGGTGGAAAAATATTAGAGATAAAATTAATGCTCATCCAAATTGTTTTGATGTTGACTATGCAGAATATGATAAAAGAATTCATAGAGTAGTTATGGATGGAGCCTTTCAAATTATTAGAAATGTTATTAATAATAATGTTCCTGATGATTGGGATAAAGCTCGTGAGATACTACAACTAGAATCTTCTGAAACTTATGTTTTAGATTATAATACATGTTATAAAACAAAACATGGATTAAAAAGTGGTTAATATCTAACCTCAGTTATAGGATGTATAGTTAACGATATACAATTTGCTTTAGCATTTGCAGAAATATTTGATAGTAGTTTTGATATTGTTGAATATAGAAAAAATGTTAGTCTCGTAACATATGGTGATGATGTTATTGCCTCTGTTAGTGATAAAATTAAAGAAAAATTCAATTATTTTACTGTTAAGGAACAATTAGAGAAAATCGGACATGTTATTACTCCAGGTAATAAAGATGGTATTGAATCAGAATTTGTCTCGATTGATGATTTAGTTTTCCTTAAACGTAATTTTGTTAGTCACAAATGTATGACATTTGCTCCACTTAATAAGCGATCTATTGAATCTCCATTTGTCTATACTCAGATTCCCGAATCTGACTTGGAAATATGGAAAAATTTGATGGAACAACAATTGGATGAAGCTATGTTATGGGGAAAGAAATATTATGATGAAGTACGCAATAAATTAAAAAAATGTCGAAATAATGAAATTACCGCTTATGCTTCCACCGTGCTTTCGGAAACATATGAAAACAAACTTAAAAAATACGAAATAAAATATGCTATATAAAATAAAAAATAAAATAAACAAAATATATTTAGTTTGTTGTGTATGCAACAAATATAAGTCAAAAATTCAAAATTTACTATGTCCTCTATTCGAGATATAATATTTGGAGAAGAAATAACTCTATTTGAAGCTTTAGATCAGCTGGAAGTAGTATCTTTGGCGAATCAAATTGATGAGTTAGAAACTCGTGTTAGTCTTTTAGATGATAATTTAAGATCTTTAGCTACAACAGTAGATGAAAATCATCGACAAACACAGTTACAAATTCAAAATTTAACAACAAGTATAATAAATATGCAATCTGATGTACTAACTGCGATTAATCAATCTACATTAGCACTTAGTAATTCTCAACAAGCACTATCAAGTGCAAACACTGCTACAAATATTGCAATTTCGGCTCAAATACAGGTTAATGATCTTCAAAGTCAAATATCAAGAACGTTACGTGGAGGAATGAGAATTACAGCTTATCGTGAAAGAGATACCAACCGCTCGGAATCTATAAGTTATATTTTACCACCAACAGGAGATATTATGTCTCAAACACAATATCTTTGTGCTTTCGTTAATCAACCTAATACATTTATTCATCCATTAACATTTGCAGGAGCCGGTGATAATTCTCGTAACAATATTACTGTAGATGGACCACGTTACCCAATAAAAGAAGGTGCTAATAATATCACATTTGGTGGAAACACTAGTACTTTATACACAATAAGAATACAATAATGTCAAATCCTACAATGAATATACAAGTTTATGATATGCCCCGCTGTGTACGTAGCGGATTTATATCACTCGAAGAAAGAAGAACAAAAGCAGCTGTAGAAGGTCAAATAATTACATCCGAAGTTGGACCACCACATACAATAAAAATTCCTCAGTGGAGAGATCCAATTTGTATTTTTGATTTAAGAAAAGCCCGTCGAAATAAAGTCCCTGATCATGTTTTTGGAAAATGCAATCTTGGAAATGCTTATTCAGCATTTATATCACGTGAAATTAATATTCCACCTGTTGGTACAACATCGACTTTACAACCTCGCGTAACTCCCCAACAAAAAACAATAATTGATTTATATCAAACTGTCCGTGCTGATAGTTGTTGGATTTTTCATCTAGCGGCTCCGTTAGGAACTGCACTTACGCTTCGAATTTTCCCTCCAGAAATTGATAACACAACAGAAACAAAAGGTCTTATTTGGAGACCTGCTGATCATCCAACTATTGCTGTGTTTTTACCTCATAGTAATGATCTATCACAAATTTTAACTAATCAACCTCGTCCCGGACAGAGTGGTTTAGCTGTCAAAATTAAATCAATTGAAGATAATACAACAGAAACAGTCGATACTCCTTTAAGTTTACTTGTAATGCAATGTACAATGAATGTTTATTGTACTGGTCTTCTGCCAACGATTCCCTCTAATGCTCTTCCAGCTATTGAGTTTTCTCCAATTTCACTTCCCCTTTCAGATATAATTAATAATTGTTCGTCGGAAGAAATTATTAATCCTGTAGAATTAAGTGGTGATATGCCCACAGAAACTGTTAATGACACTGAAACTCCTCAAGTAATCCCTAATGTTCCAATCGAAGAAATTGTCAAAATTGAACAACCAACAAGCCGTAAAGTGTACAATCAGCAGGGTGCCGTAGCATCGAGATGGTTTGAACTGACTCGGGTTACAGTTCCTGTTGCTGATCGCACTTGGCGAAATGTTTTGATACAACCTAGCGATTTAAATATTAGAGGTGAAAATATTAGTAAAGCATATAGAAGAAATTTATGGGTTACAGGATGCAATAGTAAAGGATATATGACTGGTCTTAATATTAAATTTAAAATTACACGTTCTTATAAAATATCCGGTATTATAGAAATTTTAGATTCTAACAATTCATCTAGCTCCACTTTGGTAGCTTTTGGCGAAAATAAAAATGTTCCTATTATGATATCAAAATTTAGTTCTTTCCTTCCTTTTGAACGTCCTCGGCATTATAACAATGAATGGATACGTACTGACGAAGCATTTTTCGAATTTAAATGGCGTGTCCTTACTTGCAATCGAACATCTGAAGTTAATGATATTCAGATTGAAATAATGGTTGCAGCGGGAGAAACCAAATTCGATGTTTTAACAAAACCAAAAAGTACAAGACCAATTAATTTAGATCTTTATAATGTTATTAATGACACATATCAATCACAAGTTATTAATAATTGTTCAGGATTTGAATCTATTGTACCAACACCTGCTATTACTCCATATGAGGGTAATGTAATTGATTCTCAATCGTTCGATAGTGAAGAATTAGAACAAGATAAGTTCGGTACTGAAATTTATAAAGGTAGATTACCAACTGATGTAACTACTTTTTATAGTCTTAATTTAGCAAATGCTCCTGATGTGTCAGGCGCTGGTGGTCCTTCTACTATGGCTGAGAAATTCGAACGTCACGCGCATATAATTCCAACAAAAGAAGGTGCTTATGGTCCAGAGATTGGACAATATACTATCTTTAATCGACTTCCGGCATCTATCGCTGGTCATCTTGAGCATGTTGCTGTTCCAGGCGATATGTTAGATGAAGTTGCTATTAGAGCATTTGGATTAGCAAGTATATTGTCTTTAGCTGGAGCTGGTATTAAAGCAATTGGTGGACCAAATTTATCAGGTTTCATTAGTGCTGGTGTTAACGTTATGAATACAGTTCATGAAATGATAGGTGAAAAACATTCCCACAGTCCAGCAGAATCACTTTCAGGAAATATTCCTATCTCTCGTTTTGTTCAATTTTTAAAACCAATTTTATCAAATGAAGAATTAGATCCAACTTTTGGAGCTTTAATTGTTTTAGCACGTGATGTTGTTAATTGGATTGGTGAAAATGTGCCCGATATTCCTATAAGTATTTTCGCAAAATTACTAGAACCTGCAGTTGAAAGAAATGTATATTCTAGAACAGTAATTCCGTTATCAATGACTCCAGGTGTAAGGGTACCTAGAGATAGATATGATAATATTCTTAAAACTTTTCTTTCACATGATAAAACTTTTATTCCAAATAGTTTTCAAAATTTATGTTTTATCAAATTTTTACTAGCTACGGTTGGTGAAACAACTGGATATTTTGATATCCAACAAACTCTCGATATTCCTTTAACGGAAGATCAAATTTTATTGATGAATCAACAATTCAATCAATTTTTAGATTCTACCATTGAGTCTCCAACTCAATTGGTTTTTAGACCATGAAGGTCTCTAGAAGTGAACAGCTTTTTGGCATTAGGCCGAGAATACTTTTTCTATGTTCGCGTCTTAGTAATAGATATATTTAGTTTTTCCTAAGTTCCTATTTAGCCTTCGTGGCAAAAATAGGAAAAAGGTTTTTTAACTAAACC